AAGACATGCAAAGAGAATTTAAAACAGCTTTTGATGTTAGTGCAGAGACATTAATTGAAGCTGCGGCAGAAAGACAGAAATGGATTGACATGGGAGAATCATTTAACCTATACAATAAAGGTACAAGTCTTAAATACCTCAATCACATTTACACATATGCTTGGAAGCAAGGCTTAAAGACTACGTATTATTTACGAAGCAAAGCTGCAACAAGGCTTGAAAAGTCAACCGTTGATGCTCCTAAAGAAGATTCAAACGATATAACTGAACAATATCTTGGAAAAGCCTGCTTAATCACAGACCCAGATTGTGAAAGCTGTCAATGATATTTCAAGAATATAGACAGTCAGCGACCTCTCCGTTAAAATATATAGTTGAACTATCGCCTGAGGAATTCGAAAGAGTAAAAGACCTGTTGTTTCAAATGATTAAAAGAATAGAAAAAGATGAAAAAAACTAAAGAAATTATTTCGGATAAAGTAGCCGCAGTTAATCAGATACTTCCCCATACCAATAAATGGGCGTGGGATTTATTCATAGATGGTGCAGCTAATAACTGGATGCCTACAGAGATATCTATGGCTAAAGATATAGAGCAATGGAGGGGAGATTCTTTAACTGAAGATGAAAAATTAGTAATCAAAAGATCTTTAGGCTTCTTCGCTGGTTCAGAATCCCTAGTCGCTAACAATCTACTGCTAAGTGTTTTCAAGTTTGTTACTGATCCAGAGTGTCGCCAATACATTTTAAGGCAAGCATATGAAGAAAGTTTGCACAATCTTACGGTAGTATATTGCTGTGACTCTCTTGGATTAGACATTGAAGAGGTCTATGAAGCCTACAATTCTGTGCCAAGTATCAAAGCGAAAGATGTCTTCTTAATGAACATCTGCACGGACATTAATCGTGTGGATTTTAATATCAATACATTAGAAGGAAAAAGAGAGTTCTTACGTAACTTAATCACGTACTATGTCATATGCGAGGGGATCTTCTTCTTCTCCGGATTTGCCATGCTTCTTTCTTTTAATAGACAGAATAAACTACCCGGAGTTGGAGAACAAATTCAGTACACATTAAGAGATGAGAGTTTGCATATCAAATTTGGTATTAAACTAATAAATAGAATAAGAGAAGACAATCCAAAAATATGGACTAAAGCGTTTGAAAAAGAAACGCTCGATCATATCGACAAAGCTATGGAACTTGAACTCGACTATGCCAGAGATGTTTTACCAAATGGTATACTCGGACTTAACTCCGAAATGTTTATTGATTATGTTCAATATATAGCTAACCGTAGGCTTGAGAGTCTTAATCTTCCTAGTCAGTATGAAGATACAAAGAACCCGTTCCCATGGATGAGTGAAATTATCGACCTAGAAAAATGTAAAAACTTCTTTGAGACTCGTGTAACAGAATACGCAGTCGGAAATATAGAGGACGATTTTTGATGACCCAATTCTTTGAGGTTAAGAAGCTAACAGAAACAGCACACCTGCCAGAGAAAGCACACACTGAAGACGCTGGTTGGGATTTATATGCTGACGAAGATATTGTGTTAGATAGCCTTGAAACAAAATTAGTATCAACAGGGATAGCTCTAGCTCTTCCTAGCGGTTACGCTGGTTTAATCTGGGATAGATCTTCAATGGGCGTTAAAGGTGTTCATAGGCATGCTGGAGTTATTGACTCTGGTTATCGTGGTGAAGTTAAAGTCGCTCTTAAAAATACTCACGATGAAGTATACAATGTCTCCAAGGGAGATAGAATAGCGCAATTATTAATACAAGAAACCCCCGAATTTATACTACAGCAAGTAGATGAACTAAGCGATGCAGTTAGGGGGACTGATGGATTTGGTTCAACAGGTAAATAAATGACCTCCAAAAGAAAACCTAAAGAAGCAGGGCATACAAAAAGAAGAAAGTCTTTAAAAGCTAAGACTAAAAATCAAGAGATATACATGAGTGCAATAGAATGTAATGATGTTACTCTTTGCACAGGGCCTGCTGGCACGGGAAAAACAGCAGTCTCAGTAGGTATTGCTTGTGACTACTTGCTTGACGGAAGAGTTGATAAGATTGTAGTTACTAGACCTGTTATTGAAGCAGGAAGAGGTCTAGGTTTTCTTCCCGGAACCTTTGAAGAAAAGATACATCCATACCTTGTTCCAGTATTAGAAGAGATGGAATATAGACTGAACTCTAGTAGAGTACAAGCGTATAGAGATGAGGGAAAAATTGAAGTATGCCCTTTAGAATATATGAGAGGGCGAAATTTTCATAAATGCTTTATGATATTAGACGAAGCCCAGAACGCTACATTTGAACAGCTAAAGATGTTTATAACCAGAATTGGCTGGGACTCTAAAGCTGTCATAAATGGAGACATGGATCAAACAGATTTGATACAGTCCGAGCAAGGAGGCCTTGACAGGTTACTGTACCGACTAGACGAAATCGAAGGAGTTGGTATTGCGGAACTGACAGAAGATGATATAATTAGAAATAAGATTATCTCAAGAATTTTAAATGCCCTTCACGACCAACCTGTAAAATATTACGAATAATGCCAGCTTACGATTACGAATGCCAAGACTGTAGCCATGAATTTGAACAATTTCATGGATTTAATGATACCCCATCTCCTTGCGAAAAATGTAACAGCAAGAGCGTAGAGATCATAGTTAATAAAGCCCCTACTGGGTTTGTTAAAGGCGAACCGACAACTTTAGGTCAGTTGGCTGAGAGTAACACCAAGAACATGGGACGTTATGAGCTAGAAGCAAAAAGAGCCAAACAAGAAAAGGGCAACTTAAAGGATAAGAAGCCTAAAGAATGGTGGCGAAAATCTGGAAGTGCCTCGGAAAAAGAAATTGGAAAAATGTCCAAAGATCAAAAGACTAAGTATATACGAGATGGAAAATCATAATGGCAGAAGATAAAAAAATATTAGATGCTTCAGACTTTGAAGAGGCTAATATATCATGTGCAGATTGTGAAAAACAATTACTAAAAATGGTAAGGGTTGAAAAAACTGATACAAAATTTGAAATAACTGTTAATTGTCCTTATTGTGATGGCGCTAGCTGGGCTAATCAATTAGAAGGTCGTTATTATCAAAACCCACCTGAAGGATTAGGTTTGGGTGCTATGACAGAAGAAGACGGAAATTTTGCTCTAGATATGAAAAAAATAAAATGACAGATGACATAAGTGAATTCTTAACTCCTGATTCGGCATCTTACGAGTACTATAGCGAAGATGCCAAGATTCTTACAAAAGACGAAGACGTAGGAAAAGCCTGTGCTTATATAGTAACTCATGACAAAGAGTCAGAAGAAGATACTACTGCAAATAAAAAGTTTCATTATATAAAAGTTCTTAGAGGTCATTTGTTTGATCCTCAAGGAATGGACTCTAATAAAATTACTTCAATACATGTAAAGTTTGATAAAGTAAGCGAGAAAACTTTTGAACATTATATTAAATATCTAACAGGTAAAAAAAGTAATGAATTTACTTGGGCTGAAAGGGAATATACCAATGGCTAAGAAAACTGGAAAGCTAACAAAGATAGAAAAATTCTATATTGAGAACAACTCTGAAAAAGATGCTGATGAAATAGCAACGGATTTGAATAGAACAAAATCTGTAGTGAATAAACATTTAAAAACAGTAAATGACACTGGTCATGTTTCAGAAGCAAAACAGTCTCCATCTCAAGTGGGAGAATTAATGGGTCATAAAGATAGCAGAGGTGTAACTATCATGACGCCAGCAGCTTCTCAACTCTCTGATGAAACTAAATCTAAGGCTAAACCTAGACATTCAAACGCTATTCATATCATAAAGAAAAAATGACTATCTTTTTGTCTAAAAAGTTTGATTCCTACGTCAATCAGTATGCAGACAACAATCCTATTTGGATTGCGACCTTGTCTAATGGAGATACGATTTATCAAGACGATGGAAGACCTGATATAGAACCTAGCAGTGCTTGGATTAGACTTAGGCTTTATTGCAAACAAAACGATGTTCATATTGTAAACATGCAAGTCAGAAATCGGTCTCACGTAGAAGACATTGGTGCTGACCATGACGGCTATTTTTTCTGCAAGGGTGCAGGAGCTTTGATATTTGGAGACATGACTCTACACACGTTTAATATTGGGGTTTTAAATGAAGGAAAGCTCAAGGTGAGAACTTGGAGACTTCCAGAATTAATTCCAGAAAGATTTGAAGAAAGAGACCCTTACGAGTCTCCTGAATGTCTAATTGCTAAAAAAGGAATACTAGATGAACAAAGGCTACAAACACAAAACGACGGGACAACCTTGTAACGCAGCCCAATATATAGCTGAGATGGTTTGCCTCAGAGAAGCAGAAAAAGAAAACGTAGGAAAACCAGCCTATGCCTTATGGAACACTGACAAATGGAAAAAGAAATTTCAAAGTCAGGTTACAAAAGGATACCAGCTTCTTAAAAAATTTGAAGAAAAAGCAATAATAAATGCCCTCAATTCTTACAGGGGTAAGAGTATATATTCTCTTAGGGTTAAATTCTTACCCGACTTGATTAAAAAAGAGCAGGCTAAGTTAGAGATAATCAACAGCCGAGAGATAAAAGAGATTGCCTACAAAGACACAACCCTTTCTACTAATAAAAAGCCGTTCGGAAAAAAGAGCGCTTTATCTAAACTAAAGGATCTAGACAATGAGTGATGCTAACTTAAAGACAATTACAAAGAAATACGGTAACATTCTTGTTAATGGAGCTGAGGTATTTCAAGACTTAAAAAACATGCAAACTATTCCTGTAAGTCCTGCTTTAGATTATTCTCTTGGGGGAGGATTTAGAGAAGGAACTTGGATTCAAATGATTGGAGACCCCAAGAGTGGAAAGACTACACTAGCCTTACAGTTTGCTGCTACCTGCCAGAAAAAAGAATATGGAAGTCGTCCTATTTTTTATGTTAATGTAGAAGGTAGATTAAGCACAAAAAACTTTGAAGGTGTTGAAGGATTACAAGCAGATAAAATAACTGTTGTTCAATCTGAGAATGAAACACTAAGTGCTGAACAATATCTTGGGGCTGTGGAAAAGTTAGTAAAAGCTTATCCTAACTGTGTAGTTATTATTGATTCAATATCTAGCTTAATAGCACAACGAGATTTAGATGAAGAAGTCCGAGGAGATTATAGACCCGGAGTTCCAAGAATTCTATCTAACTTTTGTAAGAAGATGAGTAGCGTAGTTCCTAAACAAAAAGCTATTATCATCATGATTACACACTTCATTGCTAACACTGGAGGAATGGGGAAAAAGAAAGTTGCTGATGGAGGCGTTAAAGTTCGTTATCAGGCAGATACTATTCTTGAGATAGCTTGGATTCAGCCGTGGAAAGAAAAGAACGATGGCCGTCAAATTGGGCAGGTTCTTCATTGGAAGATTGTTACTTCAGCATTAGGTGGATTCACTGGTGGAGAAGCTACTGGCTGGCTTCGTTATGGAACGGGTATTGATTTTAAACAAGAGATGTTTGACCAAGCAAATGATTTCGATTTAATTTCCGCTGCTGGAGCTTGGTACACTTGTGACTTCCTTGTAGATGAACCACAGTTGATAAAAAAGATTCTTGAAGAAGCCAAAATAGATATAGAAGATGAAGAGAAGATTACTAAATTCGTTAAATTTCAAGGGCAGCAAAAGCTCAGAGATTTCTTGACTAATAACGACCTGTGGCCGACTTTACAAAATTCATTAAAGGAAATGTTGTCTTGAAAGCTATTGGTTTTGATGGCCGAGAACGATTATGGAACTTGTCAAAATGTATAGTGTCCGGTGACCAAAAAAGACCTCGAAGTAAATTGCATATTCTTTCAAGAAAGATCTTGCATGAACAATTTCCGTATGATACAATTTTCGAAGAAGCTCCGTTACCGGGCTCAAATAAACCATCAAGAAAATCTACGCTATTTGTTGACTTCTTGATACCGTCTCATTCGTTAGCGGTAGAAGTACACGGGCGGCAGCATTTTGAATTTGTCGCCCATTTTCATGGAAACCAACAGGGCTTCAGAAAATCAAAAGCAAGAGACCGAGACAAAGCTAGATGGCTTGAAAACAATTCAATAACACTAATAACATTAAGCTATGCAGGAACAGAGGATGACTGGCGACAAACTATTATCAATAGATAAACTAGATCAGTTCATGTCTAACTTAGACAGCTATATGTCTGATGTGATTAAGGTAGAACCAAGCGCCGAGGTTGAAAAAATATTAAACCTAACTAGTCTTGATCTTAAGTCATTAACTTCAGAAGAGTGTTGCGAAAAGGCTTACGTCCTTTATAGCTATTGTGGATTTTTGCAAAAACGACACAATGCAGAAGTCGCTCGTTTAAAATGGTGTGAAGGGTTTATTAACCATGCTGTTGCGGGTAGGTCGGATAACTTTGATAAGTTTACTAAATGGGAAGTCAAAGTTAACCATGTAATAAAAGAAGATGATTTTGTTCAGAAGGTTTGGAGAGTTAAACGAGTAGTTGAAGGCAAGGTTATTATGTCTTCTGATACAATTCGAGATTCAAGAAAACAAGCCGACACGTTAATAGAACTTAGTAAGAAAAAACATTATAGGGGTCAATCATGAGCGTTTCGCCATTACAACTTATAAAAGATGGAATCATTAAAGACGACATGGAGAAAGTTATTAAAGGCTACAGGCTTCTTACGGGAGAAACTATCAAACAGCAAACAGAGTCAGTCGTCACAGAAATAAAAGAAGAAGAAGAAGAAGAATTAGAAACACAAACATCGAGTAAGGGGTTAGATTTTTCTACAAGCCCCAGAGAACAAGATAAAACTAAATTTGGCAGAAGAGAGTCAATAAAAATTGGTGAAAATACCTTTGTTGACGACCGGACGGAATCTACCGAAGAAGAATTAAAAACTCCTGAAGTAGGCAGAACACCACGTAGAAAAGGGATTTCTCTTGTTGAAGTAAAGTGTCATGTTTGTGGTAACGTAGAAGAAATCAACCCTGTCTACAAAACCGGAAGCTATCACCGATGTGATAAGTGTGTCGGTTAATGACTAAAGAAATTAATGACATCACGGCTGAAAGAGCCGTCCTAGCAGGATTAGTACGACATGGTTCCGAAGCGTTTATTGACGTTGACGATCTTGTGAACGTTGATTCATTCACTGACGATAAGCATCAAATATTGTTTGCCTGTCTCAAGAAAGTGTTTGAAGAATCCACAACTGTTGATCTTCCTTCTTTGTTTAGTGCCGCTAAGTCTATAGGACTAGATGGTGTATTTGTTGATAAGGTTCCTAGCGATTACGTAAAGAAATTATCTAGCATATACATAGCTCCCGAAAATGTAAGAAGTCAGGCTAAAAAGTTAGTCAAGTTTACAATTGGCAGAGAGCTTGATAGAAGGGCTTTAAAAGTTCGGTCTGATATTAGAGACATGACAGGAGACGAAACTGTCAGTCAGATAATAAACATTGGAGAGGCTCCTTTTCTAGAGCTATCTTCTGATTTAAATAATCAGGTAGAAAACAAACCTGTTGACATGAGTGAAGATATTGAAGAGTATATAGACCACCTGATAAATAATCCATCTGAATCGATGGGTATAAGCAGTGGGTTTCCTAGATTTGATAAATCTATAGGTGGTGGCTTTAGAAGAAAATCAGTAGATCTAATAGCAGCCAGACCAAAAACGGGCAAGAGTATGTTCGCTGATGCAGTAGCATTACATGTAGCTGGAAAGCTTGGTCTCCCAGTTTTGATGTTAGACACTGAGATGTCAAAAGAAGACCATGTAAATAGAATACTAGCCAATCTTAGTGATATAGAAATCAATGACATAGCTACTGGGTCTTTTTCAAAAACAAAAGGCAGAGAAGAAAGAGTTAGACAGGCAGCAGAGCGTATAAAAGAAATGCCTTGTGACTATGTAACCATTGCTGGAAAATCGTTTGAAGAGACCATCTCTATTATGCGTAGATGGGTTATTAAAAAGGTTGGATGCGATGAGAACGGAAGAACTAAGCCTTGTTTAATAATTTATGATTACTTAAAACTAATGCACTCAGACCAGATGTCTGGTGGAATGCAAGAATTCCAAGTGTTAGGATTTCAGATGACTACACTTGTTAATTTTATGATTCAGTACGATGCTCCGTGTTTGAGTTTTGTTCAATTGAACCGAGATGGCGTGACAAGAGAATCTAGTGATGTTATTAGTGGCTCTGACCGTTTAGTATGGCTCTGTGCTAGTTTAACAATCTTTAAACGAAAGTCAGACGAAGAGATAGCAGAAGATGGTGGAACGAGTGGAAATAGAAAGTTAGTACCAATTGCCGCTAGGCACGGCGGGGGATTAGCTGACGAATATGATTATATCAATATGAACATGATGGGTGAGTATGGAAGAATAGACGAAGGTTTTACTAAGTCTGAATATATACTAGAACAGAAGAGGCAAAAAGAAGGATTCGACAACGAAGTAAGTAATGAAGAAGAAGATTTTATTGTTGAAGAAGAAGTAGATACGGAGAAACCTTTTTGAAACAATTATCAAACAAAGAGCTAAAAGCGCTATCTGACAAAATAGCGTCAAACATACAAAGAGTTCTCGGTCATTTTGGAATACCAATCCAAAATTTTGGTGAATACATATCTTGCGCATGCCCTATTCACGACGGAGACAATCCTAACGCTTTTACAATGACGATTGATTCAGAACATTCATATTTTGGAATATGGAAATGTTGGACTCAAGGATGCGAAGAAGATAATATCAACACTCCAATTGGTCTTATCAGGGCTTTACTCAGTAAGTTCCAAGATAAAGAAATAACATTCAACGAAGCTGTTGACTTCTCAATGAAGTTAGTTGAAACTAATTTTGAAGATCTCGTAAAAAGTTCTAACAATATGGATTTTAATAAGAAATCATTTTGTGGAATTGAAAATAACTTCAAGAAAAGAGAGCAGAATAAAAAGTCTGGCGTTAATAGAAGTGTTGCAAGAAAAGCATTGTCTCGTCCCGCAAAATATTATCTTGATAGAGGATACTCAGAATCTGTATTAGACGAATTTGATGTTGGGGTTTGTTCAGATTCTAGAAAACAAATGAGAGACAGAGTTGTTGCTCCTGTGTACGACGACGACTTTGAATGTATGGTAGGATGTGTTGGAAGAATAATGCACGAAGACTATAATGGTCGCAAGTGGGTAAATTCTAAGAAGTTTTATGCTGGAGCTTGGCTTTATGGATATTGGCTCTCAAGAGATTATATTAAGAGTTCAAGGATGGCAGTATTGGTTGAAGGACAGGGAGATGTCTGGAGACTTTGGGAGGCGGGAATTAAGAATGTAGTCGGCATGTTTGGTTCTGGACTGACAGATACGCAAATAAGAATACTTGAAACTTCAGGAGCCACCACTTTAGTATTATTGCCAGATAATGATGAGGCTGGAGCAAAGGCTAATCGTAAAATATATAAGAAGTGTGGCAGTTTATTTGATATAGTAACCATAGATATTGATTTAAAAGATGTCGGTGAAATGACTATAGAACAAATAAATAAACAAATAAAACCAATCATAAAGGATATTGACAATGACTAAGATAATAGGATTTTCTGGAGCAAAGCAAAGTGGAAAGACTACTTGCAGCAAATTCCTTCATGGGTATCAAATGAGACTTAACGATGTCGTTGAGAAATTTCTCATGAACGAAGATGGAAATCTATTAGTCAACGCTATTCAGTTAGACGAAAAGGGTAATGAAGTAGAAGGACTGGGAATACTAGATATCGAACGTAAAGATAATGAATTCATGTCATATGCAGATGTTTCAATATGGCCATACGTTAAACCTTTTAGCTTTGCAGACCCATTAAAGATTATCTCTATGCAATTGTTTGGATTAACAGAGTCTCAATGTTACGGCACTGACGAAGAAAAAAACACAACAATTAGCGTCAACTGGGAAGACCTACCATCTTCTTCTTCTAATAAAGGAGAAATGACAGCTAGAGAATTTCTCCAATACTTTGGAACTGACGTATGTAGAAAAATGAAATCTACTATATGGGTTGACAATTGCATAAATAGGATAAATGTTAGTGGCACAGATTTGGCTATTGTTCCAGATGTCCGTTTTCCTAATGAGGTTGAGTCTATTCAAAAGGCTGGTGGAAAAGTAATTAGACTAACAAGAAAGCCTCATGAAGATAGTCATCCTAGTGAAACCGCCTTAGACGGAGAAGAATCTGACAGCACTTTCGATTACATTCTAGACAATGAGAAACTGAGTATAAACGAAACTAATATTAAACTCATGGAAGTATTAAGAAAATGGGGATGGATAACAACAAAAAGCTCATAAGTATACCTTGGGATGATAGAATGGTAACACGGGCCCAGAAAAAAGCAAAGCAGCTGGGTGGAATTAGAAATTCTATTCTTAAAGGTGGTGGTAATGCCGCCGGTTACTTAGGAGAAGAAGCCGTAGCGAGTTATATCGAAGCTCAAATAATTAGCTGCGATAAAGGCAGTAACAAATACGACTACGACATCTGGGCAAGAGATGACCGTAAGATCGAAGTTAAAACAAAAAGACGAACAGTTAAACCTTTGGATTATTATGATGTGTCTGTTGCTAAAACAAGCACTCATCAGAGACCAGAGTTATATATTTTTGTAAGTATTGAATTTGAAAATATGACGATGAAAGAGAGCCGTAGGCTTTATCGTGGTATTAAAAGTATTTGGATAGTCGGGCAGGCAGAGCCCGAAGATTACTTTGCGAGAGCAAAGATTTGGAAGACTGGCGAAATTGATAAACGGAATGGTTTTAAAACTCATGTAGATATGTATAACCTGCCCATATCGGAAATAGAGCCCTTAGATGATAGTTTGTTACCACCGAAGCAGTAGTTTAGGAACGTTAGAGTTTTGTCAGCAAAAGTATTTTTTGCAGTACAATCTATCTTTCAGAGACAAGACTAATAAAAAAGCCTTAATGGGAACAATAACCCATAAGGTAATGCAGACTCTTGGAGATAAAAAGGTTGCTATCCTTAATAACCTTGATGTGGTAGAAGACGAAGAAACAGGAAGAACTCTTACTTTAGAAGAATGCGATGATCTTGAATTGCTCAATGATATCGCTTTTGAATATTACAGTTCTGCTTTTCCAGAAGTCAATATAACCCAAGCAGACAAAAGAAAATGTTTGTCATGGGCCGAAAAAGCAGTAGCTTATGAAGGTGGAGTGTTAGATCCTAGAAACCAAGATGTGGTTGCTACGGAATTGTTTTTCGACTTCGAAATTAAGAAGCCGTGGGCTAAGTATTCATACGAGCTTGGTGGAAAAACTATTGAAGGGTATTTATCAATCAAAGGAACGGTTGACTTAATACTTAAACAAAACGAAGAGTATTACGAGATACTAGATTACAAAACAGGGAAGAGGCTAGACTGGGCAACTGGCGAAGAAAAAACATACAGTAAGCTACAAAACGACACTCAGTTATTATTGTATTACTATGCCCTTAAAAATATGTATCCTGATCGTGAATTCTCAGTAAGCATATATTACATTAACGCTGGTGGTTTGTTTTCCTTTGTATTTGACGAAGACGATTACAAAAAAGCGGAAGACATACTACGCAAGAAATTTGAACAAATCAGAGATATTCAAAACCCCAGACTTCTTTCTAATGAACATAAACATTGGAAGTGTCAAAGGCTTTGCAAGTTTAGCGAAGAGTATGAAAACTCTGGGAAAAGCGTTTGCCAACACATACGAGATGAACTCGTAGAAAAAGGTGTAAACGCAGTTGTTGAAGAGTATGGAGTTATTGATAAAATTACTACCTACGGAGACGGTGGCGGTAGATTAGTTGACGACGATAAGAAAGATAAAAAATGACAAATTGGACTCCCATTCACCTTCATAGCCACTATTCTTTGCTTGATGGCCTTAGCAGGCCCGCACAGATAGCCTCACGCTGTTCTAACCTTGGTTATGAGTCTTGTGCCTTAACTGACCACGGGACTATATCAGGAGCTGTAGCGTTTACACAGGCTATGAAACAAAAAAATATTAAGCCAATATTAGGGTGCGAGTTTTACCTAAGCAAGCAAGATACAACTATTCACAACGAAGAAAATAGGAAGCTTAGTCATCTATGTGTTCTGTCTAAGAATAAGAAGGGATGGGACAATCTAATACAAGCGGTCTCTAAGAGTAATGATGAAGAGAATTATTACTACAAGCCTAGATTAGATTTAAAAACATTAGGCGAATTTGCTAATGGAGACCTGATTGCTTTTAGTGGTCATCTTGGAAGTGATCTAGCAAATGTAATATTTTCTGACGCTAGGTCTGCTTATAATTCTAGAACAGAAGAAGAAGCTAAAAGATTCACCCATCCTGATTGGGTAGACAATGTTGTCGCAATGGCTAATCAGTATATAGATATTTTTGGTAAAGAAAACTTTTTTGTTGAAATACAAGCAATTGACCAAGAGAATTCTCCGGCAGCCAGTTTAGTAGCTCAGGGTTTAAGGTACGTAGCAAAGAGGTACGGATATCGTACTGTAGCAACTGCTGACTCACATTACCCAGAGAAGAAAGACGCAGAAGACCAACTTCTTTTATTGTGTTCTTCAATGAGAACAACTTTACGAGACGTAAGAAAGAAGTTAAAGGAAACAGGAGATGCTTCTTTTTCTGGTTTTATCAGGTCTAATAATTTCCACATTCCTTCTTTAGAAGAAATACAAGCTGTTAACACTCCACAAGAAATAGAAATGTCAATGCAGATAGCTTCTATGTGCGAAGACTATGATATTCTTGGTAGGCCAATGCTTCCTAAATTCAAATGCCCGAAAGAAAAATCAGAAGACACATATCTTCGCGAGTTATGTAGACAGGGTTGGAAAAGCAGGTTAGAACCAACGGGTAAAATTAATGGCGTAGAAATTAAACAAATATACACAGACCAGATTAAAAAAGAACTTGATGTAATCAGCGAGGCAAATTTAGCTGGGTATTTCTTAATTGTTAGAGACATAGTTGATAGTGTCGTAAAGAAGAATCATATTCCCGGGCCGGGTAGAGGAAGTGCAGCAGGTTGTTTAATATCTTATTTAGTAGGTATCACACAGGTAGACCCTATAGAGTACGGATTACTATTTGAACGATTTTATAATGCTGGTCGTAATACTGCTGACAGAGTTTCACTTCCTGATATCGATATTGATGTACCCGCAAATAAACGAGACGAAACAATAGATTATATTCGAGGGAAATACGGATCAAAACGTGTTGGACAAATGGTTACTTTCGGAAGACTTCAAGGAAGAAGTGCTTTAAAAGAAGTTCTCAGAATGAATGACGCTTGTGGTTTTGAAGAAATGAATTCTATCACCAAAAGTCTACCTCACGAACATGAAGTATCTGACCAATTGTCTGAAATGGATAATCCATCTGTTATCAATTGGACATTAATGAATCAACCGGATGCCCTTAGAGACTATTGTAGATTAAATGATGATGGCTCTCTTGAAGGCGACCACGCTAAGTTCTTTGAACAGGCGATGAGAATCGAAGGGACATTTAAATCACAAGGTAAGCACGCCGCTGGTGTTGTTATATCTTCTCACGACCTTAACGACGTATGCCCTATGGTTAGGGACAAAAGAGGTTCTGAAAAGATAGCCGGAATGGAAATGAACGACCTAGAAGCAATGGGTCATGTTAAGTTTGATATTTTAGGAATTTCTTTAATGGATAAAATGATGAGTATTAGAGACCAACTGAAGGAAAGACATGTCTGATAAAATTAAAATGAGTTATAAGCAATCAATAAGATGCAAAATAACGTCTGGAAGATATGTAGAGTATAAAAACCTTTCCATATGTTGCATAAATGACTTTTATTCACCAATGAACAAGAAAATAAGATACCAAGTTCATTCAAAGTTCTTTAGCGAGCTTTATGATGACATTGAAGAAGCGTTAGGTAAATTTTTTGAAATTAGAAGAAAAATTAGATAAAGGGTGTAGCTATGAATTATAGGGATATTATCGTTTTTGACTTTGAGACTGGTTCTCGAAATCCAGACAAAACACAACCAGTGCAAATAGCCGCAGTGGCCATTCATGGTAGGAAATTAACTATTCAACCAGACGGATATTTTGAAAGTTTAATTC